TTCCTTGGGAACTCCTTTTTAGAAAGTCTATATCATGGGATCACCCTATTTCGTTCATAAGCACGTTAATCGTACACATGTCGTGCGTTCCTTCGACGGATTTAATAAAATCCTTGAGGTTATCGCTCGATCCATGGGCACGACAACAAGCACAGTCATCGAGGCTCTATGCCTTGACAACTGGAGTCCGGAGGGGGTGGTCTTCAATGATCTCCTTCAAGCCTATAATGAAGCATGCTCCTCTAGGAGTCGTGTTACGTTATTTCTTGAAGCTAGGTACGAGTGGACGGGTTGGGAGAAATTCCAACGTGTCATCGTATTTGACTTTTCTGGCAAGGTCGGCTACTTCTCTGAGGGATATCGCGCAAGCTTTATCGATCAGTATGTAGTCGCAGTTCCCTTAGAATAAAGGGTTCTTTCTACGATCGGCTTTTGGCCGACCGTTGCGTGCTCTGCGAAGAGCCGCGTGGAGTAGTTTTCATGACATCAGGAAATAAATCCCATGGCACCTCAACCGCTGTCACTACAGACTCGGGAGCCGGAACCGTTAAAATCGGGTTCGGCTCACGTGTATGGAGCGGCGCGGACTATCCACCTTCAAAACCGACGTATAGCCTTGTCGATAGGTCTTTCACAAGATACTACTTTAAGGTTCGTCGGGGTAAAGAGGTAATTACTATGAAATACGTCCCTAAACTGGGGCGCATTCGTAATAAGCCTCCTAAAAGGTCTAGGACCGAGGAACATGCCTATACCACCAGTGACACCTATACCACAGACGTGATTTTCGGCTATCGCGATCCCCCTTCCCTGATATTTAGGACAGGCACCGGTGCTAACACCGGTTACTGGTCTCCTACTTATTCAGTTCCGTGGGATTCGAATGCTGATCTATCTCTTCTGGGCAAACTTCGTGAGAAGGTTGCGGGTTCCGACTTTAATGCCGGGATCTTCCTAGGTGAAGGCCGTGAGGCCCTATTTTTGATCACTGATTCTGCTAACCGTATCTACAGGTCCTTTGCGGCTGCCAAGAAGGGAAACCTTCTGAAAGCCCAGAGGATTTTGTTAGCGGGAAAGCCCTATGAGAAGTTAGGTCGAAAGACCGTCGCTTCCAATTGGCTCGAATTGCAGTATGGTTGGCTCCCTTTGTTGAAAGATGCGGAGAGCGGTGCGCAATTTCTTGCGCATCAATTCTCTGTTCCCCTTCAGCATACAGTCAAGGTATCCGTCCGCAAAACTGGGACAATGACGAATGGTTACTCGTTTGCCACTCTACTTGACGCTAAAGCGTTTCGTAGCAAGCAGATCAGGGCCATTCTCAAAGAGAAGGACGTTATAGCTTTATCCGGACTCACTGATCCTCTTTCAGTGGCATGGGAACTGCTACCGTACTCCTTCGTTCTCGACTGGTTTATTCCGATCGGGAATTATCTCTCAGCTCGTGGCTTATCTCAGTCCCTTTCTGGGACTTTTGTCACTACAGACAAGACTCTTGTCCAATGTGGCGGCTTTGCCTTCAAGCGTCCGAGCGTGACAACTGTTACGGATGGTCGTGAATCTAGACTCTCCTTTAAAAGGATTGACTTTTCACGATCTATCAGTACCACGTTGTCCGTTCCTCGTCCATCGGTAAAACCGCTGTCAAAGGTTGCGTCTTGGCAACACTGTGCAAACGCCGTTGCGCTACTCCAAAATCTGAAGTAGAAATTCTTCTATCTCAGCCTTCTCAACCTCCCTCTCGGGCGTCAAGTGTTTTCCGACCTTGATGAAAAATTTAGGAAAAATCCATGTCTGCTATTGCCGATATCACCGTCTTTGACGGAGCAGGTACTCCAGTTTCGCATACTCTGAAGGCCGTTAGTGTTACCCGTGAAAAGGGTAAGGTCCTCGCCGAATGGCGAGAATCCACCACTGGCGTCCCGGCGTATGCGCAGATTCGGGCCTCGATGTTAATCGAGAAACTCAAATCTGGTGTTTACAAAGTGGAGCAGCGTGTCGTAGTTCCAGTGATGGAAGCGATTTCCGGCCAAAACGCCGCGGGTTATACCGCTGCGCCGAAGGTAGCCTATGAAAATACCGTCGTTACGACTGGTTGGTTTCATGAGCGATCCGACATTGCCGGTCGTCGCCTCGCACGTCAGTTGGCTATTAACATGTCGGGGAATATCTCCACGACTGTTACGCCTTCTACTTCGGGTCCTCTGCCTGAGTTGTTTGATTTGCTGGTCGCTCCTACCTAAGGAGCTACATGCCTTTTGAGTTTCTGCTCTTAAAGGCACACATTTTGTCAGTAAATTTTCCCATCTAACCTAATTAAAGGAAGTTTTATGCGCTATTCGCGCTGGGATCAACGTATCTCTACAAAGGACACGAATGACGTTCTTAAGGAACTCGCTACCGTGCACATCTCGAGGATTAACTCGAGCGCAGTCAGGGAATATCTCGCTAGTTGTATTGCTAGTGATAGTATTCTTGATCTGTGTAACTATAGCCCTGCTTACGAGGAGCTTTCCGTTTCCGATGCCATCAACATTCGACAAATCTGCGCCTTCTTCTCGAAGCGTGGAGATATCGATGTCGGCATCGACAGACGGGCCTCTGCCCTCAGGTCGTTTATAGATGCCGAGAAACTTTGTCTCGAGACAAATCACATTTTCCGGAAGAGGGCCCAGGGAGAATTTTCATTCCTCCCTGGCGTTGAGCCCGCATTATTGCGGACTCAGCGTAAAATTGCCTCTTTTCTCGGAGATGTGCCTAGTCTCGAGGATTTGAAGTTTCGTTTCGGCCCCGGTGCAACGACGCAAGTCGAAAAAAGAATAGCTTCCCCCGCGCGTAAGCTCGGAGAGAAGTTCGCTTGCAGTGAGGACATGCTCCCGGTAGTGAAGGATTTTCTAGCCGAGTTCCCAACTTGGGTAGATGCCAATGCAACCGAAGCATGCGACGAAAGTTGGAAGGTCCCCGTTGTTATCCACAACGGGAAACTTCGCCTCGTCCCTAAAAGCTATAAGACCGAACGAGTAATAGCCGTTGAACCTATGTTGTGCACCCTTGCGCAACTGGGGATCAATGACTACCTGACTCGTAGGTTTAAACGCTTTGGTTTGGATCTCACAGATCAGACCGCTAACCAGCGGGCTGCCCTAGAGGGGTCCTTAACCGGTGCTTTAGCAACACTGGACCTATCGTCAGCATCTGATACAATCGCGGTGGAGCTTGTCTTTGACTTGCTCCCTCGTGATTGGTACTTCTTCTTGTCGCAATTCCGTACTGGAAGAGTCGACTATGAAGGAGTCACTATCAGTCTCCAGAAATTCTCTTCAAACGGGAATGGTTTCACCTTCCCGCTAGAGAGTCTTATCTTCTACAGCCTAGCATGCTCGGTTGTAAAAGAAGAGGACCATCACCTTGTGCGAACTTTTGGTGACGATATTATCGTCCCGACGTACGCCTTTGATGACCTTTCGAAGCTTCTCCACTATGTTGGCTTTTCCGTCAACAGAGCGAAGTCTTTCGGTTCTGGATGTTTCCGCGAATCTTGCGGGGCTGACTACATGAAGGGAATCGACATCAGGCCTTCCTATGTGAAGGATAGACTTGCCCTCTTCGACATCTTTCGACTACATAACCAATATGTGCGTCGAGGTGATGTAGAGATGGCCTCCATTCTTCTTAACCATATACCAGACCAGTTCAGAAAATTTGGTCCGGACGGTTACGGAGATGGCCACCTTATTGGTGACCAAGGGCTTCGACCTCACGGTCGTGACCGAGGATGGAGTGGCTACGTGTTCGAGACATACACAATGAAACCTAAGCGTGATTTTTCAACACGCCCCGGGGACAGAGTGTATCCTTTCTATTGCTCTTATGCTTCGGCAGCAGAAGAGCTAGCGTATACTTCTCCTGAAGAATACGCCGAACACTTCCAGGCTTTGAGTCCTGGGAGCTATGTTTATAGGAAGGGCAAGCTCGGGGTTAGCATCCCGGGTATCGAAGGCGTAAATCTGATTAAGATCTACACCTTATCTCCCAGGTACTAATCTGGTGAGATAACCCTGTCTCCTCCAAAAGAGGTCGCAGTCCGGATGTGCTCCGGTGGACGCCTGTCAAAGGG